CATTACGCACTGATAGTGAAGGATGTCATTTATTGCTGCAACGTACATTGCAAGATTTAGCATGGTTTGGAACTAAGCTAAAAAAGCGTGAGCAATTTGTATACATACCGCAACACACCAAGATTGACGCACTAGACGCATTATGTGACTGTGAGGTCACAGGCAATGGCATTGCATACCTAGCAGGATTTGAAAAGCAAGCCGCCGATGAAGCAGTATTGTCTAGCAACGATGCAAAGTTGGTAGATGGTAAGCCAGTGATTTTAGAAGGTGGCAAGATTGGAAAACCCGCCGGATGGACTGCCCCAAACTTAAGGAATTTTATATGAGCAACCCATTTGATACCCAGGTTAATGGAACGCATTACAAAGATTTAGCAATCCAGCCGGTTGAGTACATCATAAAAAACAATCTAGGATATCTAGAAGGAAACGTACTTAAATACATAACCCGATGGCGTAAAAAAGACGGTGTTAATGATTTGCGCAAAGCTAGACACTATATCGACATGCTGATACAAATTGAACAAGACAATGAATAAATTATTACTATGTTCAAAATGTGAAAAGATAAGAGTTCCAGAGGGTGGGATTTATCTTAATCCTACTCGTTGGATGTGTGCAACCTGCTGGGCACAAAAATTACAAGGTAAAAAATGAACTGTCCAAACTGTAAACAGCCTAATTTGAGGACGTTTGAAACATTCCAAACATCAGAACAAACAATACGTACAAAAAAATGTATGGTTTGCTTGTGGAAGTTTACATCTATTGAGCAAATACCAGACGAACCAGTAATCATACCTGAGTCAATACGCAAACCAAAAAAGGAGAAACAATGAAAAGACAATCTAGAAAAAAATCGGTTTTTAGCCTAATGGATGAACTATTCGCAAGCGCAACAGAGCCAACGCCAAAAGCAAAACAGCAGTATCAATTGCTACGAATGTATGAGGGATTGCGTGCTCTTGAAAATGAGAAAGAGCCAAAACTTGATGATTGGCTATGCTTAACAGATGCCATCAATTTAATGGAGCTCATGGTACGCAATATGCAGATTTGCGAAGATAACAGCGGATTGCTAGATGATGCAACGAACGCATTAAAACAAGCTGCACAGCGTTATCAATCGCTAGGTGTGCTACGCCTTGATGGTGCAGGAATTAATGCAGTACGTGCCGTTTTAGAAGATTATTCATCTATGCTTGAAACATTGCCACATAGAACAATAGTTCAATGCCACCGATTAGCTGAAAAAAGGCTGTTAGAAATAAGAGCCGGAAAAGTTCAGCCGCATGATGTAGTGATTAAATAAAAAAAACCGGCATTTAAGCCGGTTTAAGTGTTGGTGTGTGAAGCCAACGTGGAGACAACAGAGCATATTCTACTGCATTTTCTTTTTGTCGTAAACAGACCATGCGACTCCGGCCAAGGTGGCTACCGCACCCGCGATTGCTTCAACCGCTGAGCCGTCAATGCCCCAAGACACTAAGAACCCGCCACCCGCTACAGTGAGCAAGTGACGTACTAATGCGGAAATAATAGCTGGATTCATAATTTACCCCTTTCAGTTGTATTCCCAGATTACGTTATACGGCAAACCCTCACCGCCAAGGCCAAGATGGATAAAATTCTTTGCAATGCCGATTCGATGAAAACCATGCTTAAGCGCCAGCTTGATTAACTGAAACCGCTCACTGCCAGACGAGCATGCAATATCACAGCACATGCCACGTGTATGCTCACCATCAGAGCGCTGCTTACGCGCCTCTACGGGGTGCGTAGGGTGTCTGTAGCCACTAGTAATGGTAATGCTCTTGCCGTACTCTCTACGCAGCGCCTGCAGCCGTTCCATGAATTCAGGCTGCATGGCATTCTGCCCTGTATGCTTACAGTCAAATTCTGCTTTGCGAAAGTTGGGATACTTTGACCAGTCCATAATTAGCCTTTGATGTGGCTAACAATGAAACCGACAAAAGCAGATATACCAGAAATGATGGACATGCCAAACCAAAAACCGCCTTTGCTTTTGTTAGCAAGTGCAAGAAGCTGGTCAATCTGGTTTTCCATTTTGTCCATCTTCTTGTCCATCTCTTGCACGCGCTGCCATAGCACGCCATATTTCACGGGGTCAATCTCTGGCACGCTCATGGTTTACAGACCTTCCCCTGGTGTCATGTAAACAGTCGATGCACCAGCAGCGCCACCGCTGAAATACATTCCAGCCGAAAAGCGCAATATTTCAACAGCGCCAGGTACCAGCGGAATGCTAGGGGCTGGGTTGCCAGCTACAGCCGCTACAGCGTTGGCCTGAGCAATAGCAGCAGTTGCGCCATAGCCAAGATGGACTGTGTTGTTGCTTGCATTAACAATGCGCATTTGACCTGCAACATAATCCGAGAACTTCTCATAGACCGGAACCTGCACGCCAAGCGGAGGTGCGACGGTAGCCGCAATGACGACGGTCTCGCCTTGCGGGTTGAATGCGATTTGACTGTTGATTGCCATGGTGGACTCCTTCGGTTAAATGACGGTAAAAATGACCTTATTCTTGCGCCGAGTGTAGATCTGGCCTGAGAACTGGTCGTAGTAGTTGATGGTGGCGAGGTGGCCGTTCAGATAGTTCGTGCCGTCTGACCCAAGCCGTGCCTGCGTGACAGTCGGGATCGTGGCTGTCAGGTCTTCGACCCGAGCGCCGTTGTCTTTCCGCGCCGCGCAGAAGTTGGTCTGCCACCAGCCCGTCAAACTGTACGCAGTGTTGGCCGCAATGGTGCCTGCGTCGATCTGGGCCTGTGGCGTGCCGCCATCGACGATGTACAACTCGGGGTTCGTCGTGTTGCCACGCAACGTGATGATCTCATTAGCCGTGCCATCGTCAAATTGAATCAGAGGACGGATACTACTGACGATGGACGGCAAAGCCTGCACTGTTGCTCCACCAAACCCGGCCTGCCACCAGTCGCTGAAGTTGGTGCCGGTGATGGTGGCTACATCTGCATTGCGGGTGTTTTTTACGTTACCAACATTAGGGATGTAGGACGTAGCAAAGGCGCCAATTTCCAACTGAGCGCCATACATCAGAATGCCTTTGGTGACATCGCCAAGATAGCTAGTGGCGTTGTCGCCTGTTGATGCGTAAATTCTCAGTTGCGTTGAAGCTGCATCTGTTGCAGCCGTAATGGTTACTCGCCACCAACCGTTTCCGGCATTAGCAACAGTTGCCGTGGCAGTTCCGTTAATTGTACCCAGAGCGCCAGTGGTCAGGTTGATATTGACTGATGGAAACACAGTGGAGCCAACCAACTGAAGCAACGCCCATGACCTACCATTAGCTTTAACATACATTGAGCCTGTGTACGTAGTGCCACCAACCGTAGCGATTGATTGCGTGACGTTGTGGGTTCCTGAAACCGCTGTTTCAAACAAGGCAAATGCGTTGTTTGTTCCGTCTGGCGATGTTCCAGCCGTTGCCGAGACCATGGCCCTAGCGGGAATCCAAAACGAAGTTCCAAGTTGGTCAAACTGGTTTGAATACGGGCAAAGGTTTTGCCGCGTTTCTTCGACCAACAGCCCACGGCAGGCAAGCGTCACTGGGTTGAAATTAAACCGTGCAACGTCTGCTGCAACAGCCTCAATATAGCCGCTGGCGTTAACTCGCGTAGCCGTCGCGCCTGAGCGAGTGAACGTGATCAGCGGATCAAGAACAGCCGAAGTGAAATCAAAAGAAAGCGCTGGAGTAATCATGGTGCCGTCCGTGAAATTTCATACAGGCGATCCGTCAAGAACACCGCCAGCACAGAAGACCATGTGCCCGCCGTAATGCCAGCACCAGTTGTTGTGACAAACCCGTTGGCAAAGTTGTCGTGGTCAATCGTTGTGTTGCTGTCTCCAGCAATGATCAGGTATTGCTGACCTGGAGTCCCTCGGCTGAATGTTGATATCAGTGTTGCGCCAGTATTCTGCGTTTTAAGTGTGTTTGTGCCATGAAGCGTTGCAGAAGTATCCCCGTCGGCCAGCAAAGTTGGCGACCTTGCAAAACCTGCATACCCTACGTTGTAAGTTCC